TCACCTGTGTCATAGCTGTCGGCGGATCCTGACACGCGTGTCAGAGCACCCACGCCGGTGAATGTCGCCGAGAACGTGGCGTTCTCGCCATTCTGCGCGGTGATTTCCAGCGACGTGATGATCACATTGCCCGAAAATTGCACGTGTGTCGTTGACGGTGCCCAGGTGCCGCTATCAGGGAGTGGTGCTGTATCACTCTGCGACTTCGCGCAGAAGAGTGCCGGAATTGGCGCGCGGTCGGCCATCAGCTGGAACAGTGATCCCGCACCATTGTGCGAGTACAAATTGTCGGTTGTCGCCTCCCAACTCAGCTGCTTGACTGACGAGCTCGCCCAAATGCCGCTTGCCACATCCTTGTTGCTGTTGTCGTTCGTTTCTGCGCTGATGCGCAGCGTGTGGTTGGTCGCAAGTGGGATGCTCTTGTTAGACAAGAAGAGCATCAGCGTGCCACCTTGAATGATTGTCTCCATAATCTAGATATTGAAGTTAAATGTTAAAGTCTGCAAATATGTTTCTTCGATGAAGTCTTCGTCGGCAGCGACAAGCTCTGTCCGCTGCACGGTCATGCCGCCGAACTCCATGCCTCGGCCGTCGATGGTGTCACGCACCATGTCGGCGATCTCGACGCTTGAGGTGTAGTTGTTGGCGGCGACCACTATCTCCACCGTCACCACCTCACCGGTGCGCCCGTCCTTGGTGTAACTTGGCGTGATGCCGCTTCGGCGGTACACTATAAATGGATAGGCGGTGCCCTCCTTGCTGACAATTGGGAAAACCTTGTTGCCAACTGCTGCCGCCAGTGCCTCGTTGGTGCGAAGTGCCGCGGTGATGAGCTTGCCTATCTGTATACCTGTCATTGCTGTATCTTTTTGATGTACCTAACCAGCGACCGCTCGAACTCTTCTGCCATCTTCGCCCGGCTGGCGTTGATGGCGGGCGCGAAGAACGGGCGTGCGGTCATGCTGCCCGTGCTTGCACCGCTCTTCTTCTTGCGTGGCCCGGTGCCGAGCTCGAAGTATTTCAGTCGGAAATCGCCCATGATGTGCACTTTGCCCATCGTGCCGTCACGGCTCACGCGCATCTTGATTCCGTCCTCCAGCTTCTTCGTGCCCCGCCAGCCTCTGCGCTCCGAGGTGATGCCGGTGCGTGAGCGGGCGGTGACCCCGCGCAGCTGTATGCGCGTCTCGTTTACGAGCACACGCAGGGAGCGGCGCAATGCCGTCTTGTGAGCAGCTGTCATCTTGTCAACGCTCAAGCTGGCGAACACTTGCAGCACGCCGCGCTGGTCGATATGTAATGCGCTACTCATTGATCACTGATGCGATGATTGTCTGTTGCTGTTTGTGGGCTTCGCTGTTGATGCTCTCGATCGCGTAGAGATTGCCGTGCCACGACAGCCTCATGTAACCGCTCAGCAGCGGAAATCGACGGATCACGAACGTAACCGTGTATGGATTCACAACCTCGTTGGCTTCGACAGCGCGCGTGCCGCTGCGGAAATCGACACGGGCGCTGGTGGTGCACACCTGCTCCCATGTGGTCACCTCGTCGCCGTAATCGTTGCGCGTGACAACTGGCTTGAGGATCGTGACCTTTTCTCGTAGTAGCCCTGCTCTTATACCCATTTCTAGCCAACTGGATAATTTTTATAAAGACCTTTCAGGTAATCGTAAGTGTGAGGTATCGCGTTCGCCGCCACCCCGATGGCAACCGGCTCACGGTTGGCGTACAGATTGCCTACCGTGAGCAGCATTGCCTGGATGATGGGAGCGGGGAGCTGACCGGCTGCGTCGGTGAGCGTGACGAGTGGCCTGTCGATGTCCACCTCCACGGCAGCTTCGGCCACATCACACAGCTGCGTGATGTAGTCGTCATCGTCGTGCACGTCGGCATCTACGATGAGGTGCTGCTTGGCGAGTTCAAGGGTTAGCCACTTCATAGTTGCTCACTGTTATGCGCTTACGGTCTTGCCGGCAACGATCACGCCAGCGGCGGCAGCGGGTACAGCTGCGTCCATGTAGACGTTAACGACCAGTCGAATTGCACCATTGCCAGCCTGCGTGAAGGGGTCAACGGTGATGTCGATGCCGCCCCATGTGCCTACAGCCAAATAGGCGAAGTCACCGACGAGGTAGTTGTTGGCTGCGACATTGGGAGTGCTCAAGCACGGCACATCTTCGAGGTAGCCGTCCTGATAGACCAGCTGGGTGGTCTTGTTGTAAGTCATGGCGCGGAACTTCGCCTTCGCCTCGGGCGATGCGATGACCGCACGCACGCGGCCCTTAGCGCGCTCGACTGTTGCCTCAAGGTCGGCAACGGCACCCCAAGTGGTGGTACTGGTGGCGGTGCGGCCATTGAACAGACCTGCGGGCTGGGTGGCAGAGCCGGCAACTGCGCCAAGGATGGTCGCCTCGAATTTCTCGTTGATGGCGCGAATGAGGTTAGCTTGGAGTGCTGCCTCCACATTGCTGCCAGCGTCTTGCACCAGCATCTGCTTGCTGATGTCGAGGTATGCGGTCAGTCGCTTGGGTTGCAGCAGCACGCTCTGCACGTTGGCGGCTGCGTCAGAAGCGGTGCCGTTCTCGGCAGCCCATGCCACCTGTGCGGCGGTCATCATGGGCACCTTGAGGTCGCCGACGAGGCCGTCGTAGAAAGTCGCACCAGCGCGGGCGAGCACACTCTCAGCACGCAGCTCGTCGAAGATGGGTGCCACGTCAACGGGCACGGTGGCACCGGTGGTGCCGGTTACAGACACTACCGCGCGAGCTTCGGCGGTGGGAATCACGATTGCACCGCTGGTGTTAAGACCTGCGGCACGCATCTGTGCCTTGCCGGCAGCGATCACCGCGGCGTTGGCTTCGTCCATCGCGGAGCCGTCAACGACGCTGCGGATGGCTCCGACCAAGGAAAATTTTCTTTTCTCCATTGTGTTGGTGTTGGTGTTATATTTAGATTTTTGTTCGATTTCTTTCTCTGCTTCAGCGATCTCGGCCTTCTTCGCCTCGATGCGCGCTCTGATGCCGTCGAATTGCGTCTGCTCTTCGTCGGTCAGCTTGCGCTCTTCTGCCTCGGCAGTGCCGATGAGGCTGCGCCCTTCCTGGCGAATGGCATCAAGTTCGGCGTTGAGTTCTACAAGTGATTTCATTCGATTTGCGATTTAATGGTTGCGAAATATTCTGCAAGCTCTGCCTTGCGAGCTTCGTCGGCTTTTTGCCGCGCTGCGGCCTCATTGGCAATCAGTGCGTCGTAGCCTCGGCGGTCGATCTCCACGCTGGTGTCCATGTAGGCTGGGTCATACACCGGCGAAACGTCATAAAGGCGGTCAAACTTCAAGATCGTTCGCTTGACCATGCCATCCTCAAGCCGCTCCCACTTATCCTCCTTGACCGTGAAAGCGAACGACGACTGCGAGATGTCGCCGCGTCGCAGCCCTTCAAGCAGCTCATTGCCCAAATCTGTGTTTGGCGCGTCGAACGCATAGCGCAACCCGGTTGCGTCGATTTCCAATTCCAGCGAATTGCCTACAGGCGACTGTGGGATGTTCTCACCGCGGCAGCGTGCGAGTGCACCACGCCTGCTGTCATGGTTCATCCAACATTTCACGTCGCTGTCGGCGAGCACTCCGTCAAGGGCGTGCTGGTCGATTTCTTCGACCATGCCGCCAAAGTCGCGGCTCAGCGTGTTGAACACAAGCGCATAACCCTCAACGCGGCGGCTGTCATTATCGCCGACACTGCGAGTGTAGCACTTGTCGTATAATCTTCGTTCAATCATTTTGTGTGTTTTTAGTTTCTTTTTGTCGATTATTTCACGTGTCCGACACAAATAAAAAAGGGCCACGCCTCACGGCGCAGCCCTCCCTTCTAATAACCAATAATTAACTGCCCAAGTGTTAAGAACCTTCCTGTGTTGGTGTGGGTGGTGTGGTGGTCGCAGCCTTCAACGTCTGCAAGTTGACTTGCACGAAGTGCTCATCACCGCCGTCAATGGGTGGTAATCCCAGATCGGCGCGCACTTCGTTGGCCGACATCGCGCCCATGTTGAACAGCGACTGCATGAAGGTGGCGCGGCTGCTCATATCGGCACGCAGAAGCGCGCTAACGTCGAAGCGCACATCGATGCGCCACTTCTCGTCCTCGCGGAACAACTTGCGCTCCAACTCAAGCTCTATCTTTTCCAAGATCGGCGCGAGCGTGTCGGTGAGGAACGCCAGCTGCGTGGCCTCAACGGTGCTGTAGCTGGAGTGCGTGAGGTCGAAGCACTTCACTGGCGACACGCCGAAGAATCGGCAGATGTCAACGACGCTGTACTGCCGCGTCTCCAACAACTGCGCATCGGTAGGGTTGACCGTCACCGCCTGAAAGTGCATGTTACCGGGCAGAACAGCAACGCCGTTCGGGGTGCCTACTGGCCCGAAGCTGTTGTTCCACTTCGCCTTTATCTCTTCGCCTTGCTTCTGATTCAGCGGCCCCTCGACTGTCAAGATGCCGCCGACATTCGCGCCGCCGGTGAAAAAACCGCGTGCGTGTGCCTCGCTGCTGGCGGCGAGGTCGAGCGTCTGCGTGGCGAAGGCGATGGTGCTCATGCCATGGATGCCGTCAACGCTGCGGTTGATGACGTGAATCATGTCACGCGCCGGCACTTCGCCGATGCCGACAACGTTGTATTTAAGCGAGGTGGTGATGGCACCGTTGCGCTCGTCGATGATGGTCACCGTGCCGGGTGGCAGCGCAATGATCTCGCTGGCATTGCCTTGCTTGTCACGCTTGATCCAGGCGTAGCCGTTGCCGTCAAGTAGCATGCAGCTCACCAGCATCTTCATGAGCGTATAGCGCGACATGGTCGGTGACGGCTCCTTGCCGATGAGGTTATAGGCAGGGTGCGTGGTGTACTTCACCGCACCGCCGCCAATGAGGCGGTAAAGGTTGAGTGGCAACTGCGCCACGCTGTCGCTCACCACCTCGACGCAGCGATATACAGCAGACAGGCGCAGCGGGTTCACCGCCACATGTGCGGCGGAGTAGTCGAGCGCAAGCGAACACAGGCCGCGCTGCTCAGGCTGCTGCCGCTTGAAAATTCGTGTGAAAAAATTATTCATTGGTCGTATAGATTTCATTCGCGTAATGTGGAGTGTCAAGGTACACACCCAGTGCGGTGATGATGGCGATCACGCCGTCAATCTTCTTGCTTGCGTCAAGCCCCTTGTTGGGCTTGCAATTTCCGTTGTGGTCGAACTTCAATGCAACATTCCGGAAGCAGAAGCGCGTAATGTCGTTGTTCATCAACACGACCTTGCCACTGAGCAGCAGTCGCTCCAATTCCTTTGTCGGCTTGTTGAAGTTGCCTATCGCCTGTGAATATTCGCGCAACGGCAGCCCCTTCTCGGTGGCATCTATCGCCCACTGGGTGGCGTTCCACTTGTCATATCCTATCCACACAATGTCTGAAACGTCCGACACACGCAAGATGTCGGTGGTGATGGCATCGTAGTCGGTCACGTTGCCGCCGGTCACCTTAACCATGCCGTGACGTTTCCAATAGCGATATTGTTCTTTCTCGGCTCGCTCCATGAGCGTCATTTCTGGGATGTAATAGTCAACCCACACGTAGTAGATGCCATCTTTCACCACCAATTTCGCTACGGCGGTAAGGTCGCTTGTGCTGCCCAAGTCAACACCCACATAGCACAGCTCACCGGAGAATTGCTTCGGGTCAAATTCCTTCGACGCGTCGATGATGTAGTGCTCCGGGATCCACACGTCGGCGGTGTCCATCCACTTGTTGAGATTCTTGGTGATGGTTGAGGTCTCCTCGCTGGGGTTGTTCTTGGCTTGCTGCACCTGCCCGCGTATGTACTTCGACGTAACTGTTACGTCGAGGTTGGGGTTAGCTTTCTTCCATACTTTTTCGTCGGTCCAGTCGTCGCCATCGTCGAGCGAATAGATGGCGATAAACATCTCGTCATCGGTTTTCAGACCGTTGAGGATTTCCACCGCCACGCTGCGCAGCGCATAGCACGGCAGCGACTTGTCGAATCCTGCCGTGGTGATGGTGCACAGGTGGGGGTTCTGCCTCATACCCATTGACGACTTTATAACATCACGTACCCTGGAGTTCTTCGCGGCGTGGTACTCGTCAATCAGTCCAAACGAGCAGTTAAAGCCGTCGAGCTTGCTGTCGTCAGCGGCGAGCACTTTAAGCCTCGATTTCGTTGCGTCAAAAAAGATGTCGGCGCGGAAGGCACGCAGCAGCGTGCCCTTGGGGTCGATGGTGCTGGCGTAGTTGCGGCACATATCGAAGCAAATTTTGGCCTGGTCTTTGCTGTTGGCGCACAGCAGCACCTCCGCACCGCCCTCATGGTCGGCGACCAAGAAGTAAAGGCACAGTGCAGCTGCCAGTGATGACTTGCCATTCTTGCGCGCCACCTCGATGTAGCTCGACGAGAAGCGGCGGTTGTCGGTGCCTGCCCAATAGAAGCCGACAATGTTGGCAACGACGAATGCCTGCCACGGCTCAAGGTCAAATGGCTTGCCGTTGCTCTTGCCGGTGAAGTGGTGCAGCAGGTGCACAAAGTTCATTGCTCGCTCCACAACTTCGGCGCGGAAGTCGAAGCGCGGATCGTCTAGGTCGGCGAGGAAGCGGGCGCACGCCTTCTTGATCAGCTCGCCCGCCACGATCTTTCCGCTGGTGACATCTTCAGCGTACTGCTTCCACTTCATTGCTTGAGAAAATCAGCCAGCGGTGACGTGTCGTTATCGTCCACCTCGCCACGCTTTAGCTTCTTCCGGCTCATTGCAGTTAATCCGTAATCCTGCATGATGGCGAGTGCCTGACGCAGGGCGGTGTTGCACACGTCGATGGCGGGATTCTTGCTCATGTTACCGCGGTCGCTTGGCAACAGGATGCCGTACTTTTTGACCTCCTTCTGAGCCTGCTTCCACTGTTGAAGGTAGCCTGCCAGGATGTCCAGCGCAACTCCATCAACTTCCTTGATGCGCTCCGCAGCCTCCAATTCGGCAATGATGGCGCGCATATATTCACGCACCTGCTTGTCATAACCCTTGTAATTGCTTCTCATAATTCTCTATGTGGGATGATTCCGGGGCCGAAGGCTTCATCAGCCGCCTTCGCTTCGGCATCTATGTCTGTGTCGTGTGTCGCTCCATGGCGGTGCACCCATGCGTGGCAATGCTTGCACAGGGCGATGAGGTTGCCGGGGCTGTAAGCGTACATCAACCGCTCGGCACCGTCATACAGCTGGAAGCTTCGCGCATGGTGCACATCGACCGCAAGCGTGACGATTCCGCGGGCCTCGCACAGCTCGCAGGTGGGGTGCGCCATCAGGTAGCCGACGCGCAGCCGCTTCCACCGCTCGGTGCAATACACACGCACTCGGCTCGCACGGCTCGTTGTTTTACGTGTTCTGGTCTTCTTCTTGTGTGACTTGATGAGGTATGGCATTGATCATTGTGTCGTATATGCGCGATTGCTTGACATACTCGCGCAATGTGTTGTAAAATAGTCTGGTGAATTGTTCCACGAAGTCGCCTTCAGTGTACCGCCGCGTGATGCGGCAGTAAGTGACCTGAAACACTTCGCGGGTGAGTTCGTCGGTGATGAGCGGTGCCAACTTGTCGTAGCACTGCGACATCTGAGCGGCGGCGGCTTCGTTGGCAACTGCCGCAGCGGTGTAGCACACCGTGCGCCGGTACTTGTCACCCTTGCTTCGCATCGCGGTAATCGTTGACCATGCGCAGCAGGGCGGTGCGCAGCACAAGGCTGCGGTCGCACCCGGTCTCTCGGCTGATGGCTGTCAGCTCATGGTCCAGGTGGGGCGACAATCTGATGGTGATCCTCGCTGACTTGTTCAATGTGATGTCGGTGGTATTGATGCGTTTCATAATCGCAAAGTTACGAATTATTCGCCACAATAACAAGTACATCGGTTTTACCAATTCCAAAAATCTCCGTGTGTGGAAAGCGGACCAAACGGCGGGGGTTAGGGGGTGGTATGCCAAAAAAAACACCCCCTACCCCTTTCCATCCTGCTCAAGCCCACGCCACACTGACGTAATCAATGAATGCTTGCTCGTACTCAGTAATGGGAACTGTTCGCAACAGCTTGCCCACCACCTTGGTGCGGCTGGCATGCTTCAGCTTGTCGGTCAGTTTAGCGATGAGCTGTGCGCGGTTCATCGCCGCCAACTTCCTTCGCTCTTCTTCTATACGCAGCCGTCGTATCTGCTCTTTGATCTGCGCATTGATGATTGCCGCCGCGTCGATGCCTGGGTTATAATCGACCATGAGGCCTTCTGCCTTGCACATAATCTCCAGGTGACTCTTGCGGCGAGTGCTGTCGTTGTAATAGACGGCATCGTCCGTCATCACATAGCCGTTACGTCGCAAGCTCTTCTCCAGTTTTCTTCTTGTTTCTAATGTCATTTCTTTTTATCTTGTTTGCGGTGATGATCAGCAGTCGGCGCACATTCTTGCCCTTGGTGGTTGTCGGGTGTTGCTGTGCCATCCACTCCGCACACTTGATGATTGTGTCTGCGTCCTTGTTGCTTATCGTCACCATTGTATCTGCTTTCGTTAATAATTCTCTTTATTCCTTCGCAGGTGAGCGGGTGTGGTGTGCTGCATCCCTTGCACCTGCGGCATATTGCCTCGGCCAGCCTTGCCGGCCACACAGCTATCATTGTATCCTTCATCTGCGATATATCTCTGTCGTGTTGAGATAGAATGGCCGCTTGAACATGCTGCGCCACTCCTTCAATCTTCGCTTGTTCTCTGCCAGTTCCTCGGCGCACTCGGCGCACACCCAGTCATTGCCGGCATGCACGAATGTTCTGCTCGGTTGTTCACGCCCGCACATCGGGCAAAATCTTACTTCATCTGTTCGGCTCATTTCCAATGCGTCCATTGTGCTGTTGAGTTAGATTGTTATTCCTTCATGAACACGTCAAGGATTTTCGTTTCCTTGA